AAAGTATCATTATCCGATGGTATGTTATATGTATCGCTAAGAAATGTAATACCAGATAACAAAAAGCCTAAAATATTTCAAATAGAATAATTAGGTTTTATAACTATAGGGGCAATCAGAAATGGTTGCCCTTTTTTTTTGCTTGACGAAAAATGACTTATATAGTATAATATTATTATAGTTTAAATGTAGGAGGTATTATGTCTTATAGCCGTTGGTCTTGTTCAGATTGGTATGCATTTCATACAACTGAATCCGGTGAAACAAAAGAAACTCAAAAACTAGCTTTATGGTATGCTGGAGCTGATGAAAATCCAATTTATACCTATGAAGAATTAAAAGTAATTACGCCAGAAATAATTAGAGCAAGGTGTGATATGGAAATTGGTGAAAGTAATATGGAAGAAGCGTTTTATATTATAAAGCAATTTATATTTGATATTGATGATGAATTTAACCCTGATAAAAAATGAAAGATAAATTTGTTAAATACTTTATGGATGTCGCCGAGAGAACTGCTCAGTTGTCCTATGCGACTCGTTTACAAGTTGGTACGGTCATAGTAAAGAATAATCGTATCATTAGCTGTGGGTACAATGGAATGCCTGCAGGGTGGACGCCTAATGATTGTGAATATCCAGTTTCTATTGATAATGTTGAATTTTCAAAATTACCTCTTGACGAACAAGCTAGATTCACGTATAATTTCAATAAAAATGAGTGGGAAGGATTAAAAACCTATGATGAGTTAATTCATTCTGAAGCAAATGCAATTAGTCAGTTAGCGCGTTCAACAGAATCTGGTATAGGTGCAACAATTATTTGTACTCATAGTCCTTGTTTACAGTGCGCAAAAATTATATACAGTTCTGGTATAAAAACTTTATATTATAAAAACGAATATCGTTCAGCCGCAGGTATTCGTTTTCTTGAAAAATGCGGTGTTAAAATATATAAAATTGAGGAAGAAAATGACAGTTAAACAATTTAAATTATTATCTGGTGAAACAGTTCTTGGAACATATCTTGGTCCATGCGAAACGAGACCTGAATGTGATTTATTCGAAGATACGATTCAATTAGTTATTACTGACTCATTGGAAAATCCAAAAGAACAATCAGTTGGTTTTGCTCCATTTCCGGAATATAATAACCCAAAAAATAAAAATAAGATTGAAATTAATAAAAATTTAGTTGTATTCTATATTGAACCAGATGAACAATTTGTTGAACAATATAATAAAATTTTTGGTAAAATCTTAACTGCGCCACAAAAAATCTTTACAGGAAAATAAATGTCAAAATTCTACACTGACGTATCTATATTAGGGAATAGTATTTTATACAAAGGGATTGAAAATGGTAAGCGAGTTCAGTTCAAATATGAATATTCGCCTAAAGTTTATGTTAAATCAAATAAACAAAGTGATTGGAAAAATCTTTTCGGTCAATATGTTGAAGAAATCCAACCTGGAGATATTAAAGAAACCCGTGATTTTATTAAAAGATACGAAGATGTAGATAATTTTGAAATTTATGGTGATATCGGATTCGATGTCCAATTTATCTCTGATCAATTTCCAAAAGTTATTGATTGGGATATAGAATACATTAATTCATATGTATTGGATATCGAAACTGCAACAGAAAATTCCGGTTTTCCATCTCCTGATTTAGCAGCAGAAGAAGTTCTTCTTATCACTATGAAAAACATGAAAACAAAACGCTCTACAACTTTTATGTCTAGAGAATATACTGGAAATAAAAAAGAAAACTGTGAGTTTATTTTATGTGATGATGAGTATTCTTTATTGAACCGTTTTGTTGATTTCTGGAAACATAGCGATATTGATATTATTACAGGTTGGAACGTTGAAGGGTTCGATATAAAATATCTTGTTAATCGTATTGCTAAAATTATTAGCGAAGATAGAGTTAAGGATTTAAGTCCATGGAACAGGATTAAAGAACGAAAAACTAAAGACGATTTTGGTAAACCAACAACTCTATTTGAAATTGTTGGAGTTAACGTTGTTGACTTTCGAGATCTTTATAAAAAATACGGACAGAAAAAACCAGAAAATTTACGATTAGAAACTGTAGCTCAGTTAGTTTTAGGTCATGGTAAATTAGATCATAGTGAATTTGATACATTTAAAGATTTTTACACTAATGGTTGGAATAAGTTTGTGGATTATAACATTATCGACTGCGATAGAGTCGATGAGCTAGAAGATTCAGAAAAACTTATTGATTTGTGCTTAACCATGAGTTATTTGGCCAAAATTAATTATGGTGATATTTATAGCCAAATTAGAATGTGGGATGCAATTATTTTTAATCATTTAAAAGCGAATAAAATTGTAATTCCACCTAGATCTAAAAATAGTAAAAATGAACAGTTTGAAGGTGCTTTTGTTCGTGAACCAGTTCCTGGGTTTTATCGTAATATTGCTAGTTTCGATGCCACTAGTTTGTATCCAAGTATTTTACAAACATGGAATATTTCGTTGGAAACTTTTACTGGTATGTTTGATGGTAATATTACAACTAAAGGTTTATTAGATAAAGAATATACTTTTCCAGAAGAATATGCTGTTGCAGCTAATGGTGCTATGTATCGCAAAGACAAAGTTGGTATGATTCCTGAGTTGATTGACGTTTATATGAAAAAACGTAAAGAGGCGAAATCAACAATGTTAAAATATGAATCTGAAATGGAGTTATTAAAAGCTAATAAAGATTATGATAAAAAAGAATACAAAAGAATATCTAATTTAATTTCAAAGTTTAATAATGAGCAGATGGCATTTAAAATTGCTATGAATAGTTTGTATGGAGCTTTAGGTAACGCTTTCTTTAGATATTACACCTTAGAAAATGCTCGAGCTGTAACTTTATCTGGTCAATACATTATTATTTCCGTTGGTGAATTTGTTAAATTAAAATTAGATAAAATGTTTAAAGCTGATTATCCATGGGTAATTTATCAAGATACAGATTCAATTTATCTTTCGTTAGAACCTATTGTTAATAAATTTTATTCTGATAAAGAATTTAAAGAAATTGTTCCTGTTTTAAGTAAAATTTGTAAAGAAAAGATTGATCCAATTATTAATGAATGTTGTGATGATTTGCAAGCCTATACTCATGTAAAACGTAACTGTATTTCATTTAAACTTGAGGGTATTAGTTCTAATGGTTTTTGGACTGGTAAAAAACGATATGCATTAAATGTGTATGAAAATGAAGGTGTTGTTTATAACGAACCTAAGATAAAAATTATGGGTCTTGAAGTTGTTAAATCTTCAACTCCATTAGTTATTCGCGATAAACTTCGTAGCTCAGTTGGTTTGATTTTAAATGGAACTGAAGAGGATATTCAAAATTTTGTTTCTGAAGTAAAAAGCGAGTTTAAAAAATATTCTGTCGAAGAGATTGCGTTTCCTCGTGGAGTAAATGGTATTGAAAAGTATTCTGATTCAGAAACCATTTATGGTAATAAATGTCCGATTCATACTAAAGGTTCGATCCTATATAACAATAAACTTCGTGAAATGAGTCTTCAGAATAGATATGAAATGATTGGTGAAGGTGCGCATATTAAATTTTGTTATTTAAAATTACCTAATCCATTAAAACATGAAGTAATTTCATTTCCAGTTTCAATTCCACCTGAGTTTGATTTAGAACAATATGTAGATTACGATAAACAGTATGAAAAAACTTTCTTGGACCCATTAAATGGTATGTTGGAAGCCATTGGTTGGTCGCATGAAAGAAGAAATTGTATTGATGACTTTTTTGCTTAAAGGAAAATAAAATATGAGTTTGTTAGATAAAATTAAAAAGAATAGTACAATTAAAGAAACTTCGGTTCTTTCTAAATCAAAATTCTTTGTTGATAAAGATATGATTCAAACGCCAATTCCAATTATTAATGTGGCTTTATCTGGTTCATTAGATGGAGGGTTTACTCCTGGATTTACTATGTGGGCTGGTCCAAGTAAACATTTTAAAACTGCATTTAGTTTATTAATGGCTAAATCGTATATGGATAAATATCCAGAATCAGTTTTGTTATTTTATGATTCAGAGTTTGGTACGCCGCAATCATATTTCCAATCTTTTGGTATTGATATGGATAGAGTGATCCACACTCCTCTTAAAAACGTCGAGGAATTGAAGTTTGATATAATGAATCAGATTGATAATATTGTCCGTGGAGATCGAATTCTTATCCTTATAGACTCTATTGGTAATTTGGCTAGTAAGAAAGAAGTTGATGATGCCTTAGATGGTAAATCAACAGCTGATATGACAAGAGCTAAACAATTAAAATCTTTGTTTAGAATGATTACTCCTCATTTAATGTTAAAAGATATTCCATTGGTAGCTGTTAATCATACCTATAAAACAATGGAACTTTATGCAAAAGATGTTGTTGGTGGCGGTACTGGTTCATATTATGCAGCTGATAACATTTATATTTTAGGTCGCCAACAAGAAAAAGAAGGAACTGAAGTAAT